ATGAGATTAAAAACTACAAATGGAAAACAGATCACGATGGCAACACAATGGATGAACCTGTTAAGTTTCGTGACCACTTAATGGATGCTATGAGGTATGCTATTTATTCAAAATATGCGAAAGCTAAGAGAGGTTGGATTGTTTAGACTAAAAATTTGTTACTTTTGTAAAAATATCTTATAGTGAAGTTAACGGACATACTATCTGCTGTAAATCCTTTTAAGCAAAAGGCAAACAACAAGATTAATACTACAGGCGCTAACCCTCTACCAAATTTTGGTGGTATTATTGGAGGCAGACCTATCTATCCTAATTTAGATTATCAAAAGTTCGTTGCGGACTATACACTTAACTCAGAAGTTTATTCTGTAGTAAAACGTATATGTAAAACTGTATCAACAGTTCCATTTTATGTTTATAAGGTTAAGAATAGAAAAGAATTAACTAGATACAAGTCTACAATACTTAATGCAGAAAGTACTTCTGATTTAGCTAAGGCTGAATTAATCAGAATTAAAGCGCTTGATGAAATTGCAGATACTCCATTAAACAAATTATTGGAGTCGCCTAACGAATATCAATCTTTCTCTGAGTTATTAGAGAATGTTATTGGTTACAAATTGATAACTGGTAACTCTTACATTTGGGCAAACAGATTATCTAGCGGTAAAGTTTCAGAACTTGTCACTCTCCCACCTCAATATATCGCAATCATTAGCGATGGTACAATCAATGGGGTTGAAGGTTACCAATTTACTCTAGTTGGGTGGGATAAGTTAGCAAAGGAAGATGTAATCCATCTTAAATACTTCAACCCTATTTTTAACACTAATGCACAGCAATTATATGGTTTATCTCCTTTACAAGCTGCGTACAGAACTATTCAACGTTCTAACGATGCTAAAGATACCTCTGTAGGTATGTTGCAAAATCAAGGTCCGAAAGGAATCTTGTATGCAGACGAATCAAATGACTTTGGGCCAGAACAAGCAGGTAAATTAAAAGAAGATTTCTACAATCAATATGGAACAAAAGGTCGTATTGCCAAAAACGCTGGTAATATTTTAATTGCAGGTGCCAAATTAGGTTGGGTTAATATGGGGATGAGCCCAGTAGACTTACAAATATTAGAATCAGAAAAAATAACGCTTAGAGAACTTTGTAACGTTTACGGAGTCAACTCTGCTTTGTTTAATGATCCTGATAACAAGACTTATAACAATATGAAGGAGGCTAAGAAGGAAATGCTTACACAAGTAGTTCTTCCTGAGTTAGTTTTACTTCGTGATGCTTTAAATAGATTCTTCGCTAACGAAATGGGTAAGGATTATTATATCGATTTTGATATTACAATATTCCCAGAGTTACAAGAAGATATGAAAGAATTATCTGCTATTTTATCTCAATCTTGGTGGATTACGCCTAATGAGAAAAGAGCAGCTATGCGTTATGATGTTGTTCACGATGCAACAATGGATGAAATTTATATTCCAGCAGGTTATTTGCCAATAGCTGAAATTACAATGCTACAAGATCCAACTAATGCTCAACAACAAGGCGATTATAATATTCCACCAGTAAAATAAAAATTATGGCAACATTCGTAGAGTTTATCTCACAATTACATAGTGCTAAACAACAAGCAATTGTATGGCATCATCAAACAACTTGTTTTGAAGTACATAAAACATTAAATAAGTTTTATGATGAGATAGTTGATTTAGTAGATGGTTTAGTAGAAAGTACAAGCGGTGTTTATGGAAGACCTGTTGGTTATTCAGTACAAACATTAAAGGATTATGTTGATGTACAAACGACTTATAATTATTTTGTTGATTTATATAACTATATCCAAACACAAAGAGGTGGTTTATATCAAGATACTTGGATTCAAAATCAAGTTGATGAAGTTGCTCAATTGGTTGCTGAAATTACTTACTTATTAACTTTAGACTAATGGAATTTAATTCATTTGATGTTTTATTAAAGGCTGTTATAGCTGATATAGAACTTAAAAAGACAGACAAAACAAACCCTAGTGGAATTGCTCACGCTAATTCTTTAATTGCTAGTGGTAATGTAATTACTCCATCTACCTGGAATCATCCTACAACACAAGAGGAAAATGATTACATAGATGCAAATAGTATTGAGGCTTATGGTAAATGGCATTTAGGAATAAATAGCCAAGCCGATCCAATGACCAAAGACCACTACCATTATGTTTTTACCTCTGATTATAAAAATGTAGATAGAGCAGGACTTATTGCTATCAGACAACGTTCTGCGCAACAAGGCCTAAATGCTATTTTTATAGCCGCAGGTAAAATGCTAGATAAAATTGATGCAAAAAGCAATGCTTAATGCCAAAAATTATAGAACCAATTCAGCAATTCAATTTGCAACAGAAGATTGCAAGGAAGTCTATAACAGATTTCAGGCCTAAATTACAGTCTGCTCTACAACACGATTTCAATAAGGCTGCACAACTGGTTCACGAATTAGGCGCACAACAAGTAGTAAATTTTAAGAAAACATTTTTCAGTCAAGAGAAAGTTTCTAATATTTTACGAACTTTGTATGAAGGAGTTGGAGGATACACAGCAATGAGGTATCAAAAGATATTTGACAAGTACAAAAAAGATGATTCCATAGATTTTAATGTGGATTCAATATTTAATGATTGGTTAGCCTTTATGCTTACTTATTGGGTTTCAATTAGTGGACCAAAAATGTATGGCATACAGAATACTACTGATAATGAAATTGCTAGATTATTAACTCAAGCAATAGAATATGGTAGAAAGAATAATCTTTCCAATGATGAGGTAAATAAGATGGCAATTCAGTTGCTAAAAGATGGATCAATAAATAACGCAAGAAGTTTAATGATAGCACGAACTGAAACACATCAAGCTTTAAGTACAGGAGCATTAGGAGCAGCACAAAAAGTTAACATACCTTTGCTTAAGCAATGGGTAGCTGCTGAATATCCAACAAAGACTGGAATGCCAAGATATTGGCACAGAGCTTTGGATAGTCAAACAAATCCTGATGTTGGTGGAGTGAGAATACCAGTAAATCAACCATTTATGGTAAACACTCCTAAATACGGTGTAATAGAAATGCAATACGCACACGATGCATCTGGAGGAGCAATAAATAATTGTAATTGCCGATGCTGCACGGTGTATGTTGATTAAACAAATAAATATGAGTAATTTTTATAACAGAAAATCGGTAGAAGGTGCTCCCATTGATATGGTAGACAACAGTAGAACCATTATGGTTTATTATTCTGCTTTTGGTAACGTAGATAGTGATGGTGACATAATCACACCAGGTGCTTTTACTAAAACACTAAAAGAAAACGGACCACAAGCCAAAAATAGAGTATGGCATTTAATGAACCATTCTACTGACAAACCTATCGCAAAGCCTTTTTCTATGGAAGAAGATGCTTTTGGTTTAAAGGCTCAAGTTAAGCTACCTAATACTACATTAGGTAATGATTTGTATGAATTATACAAAGCAGGTCACATTACAGAACACTCTATTGGATTTCAGACTGTAAAGTCACAAGACAAAGGTCAATTCAAAGAGATCACAGAAATTAAATTGTACGAAGGCTCATCAGTTTTATGGGGAGCCAATGCTAATACTCCAACAGTAAGTGTAAAATCTGAAGGGAAGCCTGAGGTTATAGACGAAATCAATAAAACGATTAAGTCATTAAGAACTGGCAATTTTACAGATGCTACATTTGAATTGTTAGAGTTGAGGCTAAAACAATTACAACAATATCTATCTGAAATCGAAAACGTAGATTCAATTATCGAAGGTTCACAACCGCTTGAGAAAGCATTGGAAGAAGTCGAAAATCCGAATGTCAAGGCTGAGATGGAGATTGTCAATTATTTACAATCATTTAAAATTTTCAACTAATGAACTTAGAAGAAGTAAAAGGTGCTTTTGACGGTGTTAAAACCGAAGTTAAAGAAGCATTTGAATCTGCAAAAGCAGAAAGCAACGCTGCAATTGAAGCAGTAAAAGCGGACATCACCGTTATTAAAGATGAAATGGAAAAATTAGAAGCAAAAAACAATCGTGTTAAAATGAATCAAAACGAATCTAAATCATTCAACCAATTATTGGCTGAAGGGATTGAAAAGAACGCTGATAGCATCGCCAAAGTTGGTCGTGCAGAAGCAAAAAATGCAGGTTTCTCAATGGATACAAAAGCTATCACAATGACTGAAGCTGCATCAATGACTGGCTCTATTCCTCGTGAATATGCTAATCAAGTTTATGCATATCCTTCTCGTAAGGTGCATTTAAGAAGCTTGTTACCAGTTGGTACAATGAGTCAAGGTATTTTTACTTTCCCTTATGAAAGTGGTGATACTGGAACTATCGGTAACCAAACAGAAGGTAGTACTAAAGCTCAAGTTGATATGGCTATCACTATGCAAGATGCTCCTGCTCAGTACATTGCAGGTTTCTTAAAAATCTCTCGTCAAATGTTGGATGATGTTCCAGGAATGACTTCTTTCTTACAAGCTCGTCTTTTAGAAAGATATTTGTTACAAGAAGATGCTCAATTGTTGAATGGTAATGGTACTTCTCCTAACCTTAAAGGTTTAACTGTTGCTGCTTCTGCTGCAACTGGTGCTGCAACTGTTGACGTTGAACAATTAGTTCAAGCAATTGCTCAAGTAGAAAGTTCTAATTATTCTGCTACAGGTATATTAATTAACCCAATTGATTGGGCTGCTATTGTTAATACTAAAAATAGTGGTTCTGCATACTCTTTACCAGCTTCTACAGTTGTTACAACTGATGGTGCTTTAAGTATCGCAGGTATTCCTGTTTACAGATCAACTGCAATTGATACTGATAAATTCTTAGTTGGTGATTGGAGTCAAGGTGCTCAAATTATGCAACATTCTGGAATTAACGTTCAATTCTCTGAATTTGATGGTACCAACTTCCAACAGAACTTAATTACAGTTCGTGTTGAGGCTCGTATTGCGTTCCCTATCTATTATGGTGGTGCGTTCGTATATGGTGACTTTGGTAACGTGGCTTAATTAGTTTCTTAATATAGGGTAGAGGAGTAAAATACCTCTACCCTTTTTAATATATAGATATGCAGATAGTTAGAGATATTACGACATTAGTTGAACCAACCGCAACTCTTGTAACATTAGCGGATGCTAAAAACTATTTAAGGGTGGACTTTAATGAGGATGATGCTTTGATTCAAAGCCTAATTAACTCTGCACAAAAAAGATTGGAGCAATACACAGGAAGTGCATTCTCCCCTAGAACATTAAAAGTAGTAGCTTATGTAGACTTCTTTATAGAACCTCCATACGCACCAATAAATACTATTACAAAAGTTGAATATTATTCTAGTAATGCTTGGATTGAGGCAACATTAAATGGTGATTATTATATACTAGGTGATACCTATAAAAAAGTATATATGGTTACAATGCCTGAACGAGAATACAGATTTACATATACTTGTGGATTCACAACGCTTCCACAAACCATCTACAATGCCATTTTAAAGCTTGTTTCTGACCTTTACGACTTCAGGGCATCTGAGAGTCCAAACGACAAGTTAAACGAGCTACAAATGACCGCATATGAGCTTGTACAACCATATAAACGT